ATGAGTTTTTTTAAAACAGTAATGGATTCCTTTAACTCAATAGCAAGTTTTTCCACTTACGCGACACCAGCGGAGAAGCAAAAATCTCAACGGAATGATGAAGATTTTTCTGGCATAACAGACGACGCCGGCCATATTCACTCTCTGACGAAGCAGTTTATTGATAATGAGCTCGCTATTGATAAAAACAAAAAACATTGGGAGACCTTCAGTGAACATCGTGAAACTCTTATTCAGTGTCTGAAACGGTATGAGGATGCAAGCCTTAGCCAACTTGAAACCTCACAAAAAATGCAAGCGAAGGCGATGCTGGAAAACCTTCAGCAGGGCAAAGAACTCGCAGCGGACACCGGTAACGTTGTGCTTATTGACCGGGAAGACTATGTAAACGCCCTAAAAAAAATCACGCTGAGCTATTGCGAGAAGCATGCGTTGCGTATGGGAGATTTTATCACAAACATTCCAGAGCACCTGTGTGACGGGAAATATGCCAGCACAGCGTGGCAATCAATAAGAAAAGACGCCAGTAAAAAACGTTGGAAAAACTTTGATCAGGCTTGTAATGATAATTCGCTGATATGCTTTAGCAGTGAAGTCTTATTTGATACGACATTATGGGGTTCTGCAAAGCATGGTTTTATGTTAGGACGTGACGACATTATTTGCTTAGGCGGTGAGCCAGAAAAATTTCGTGTTTTATGGAGCAATGTAACAAGTTTGTGGTATCACAAAGGCTACCTTTACGTTAATGATTATAAAACGGGCTTTGTTGCTAACGATGAGGCGTGTGCAATACTCGAACTCCTTGAAGAGCATTATAATAAAATTAAACGTTCAGCAGGTAATATGTTATTAGCCTATTTAGGTTACGACCAAACCCAACAGCAAGCTATCAAAAAAGCTTACAAAGCGGATGTGCAACAATTTATTGAATAACAAGCGTTGACTGGCAGGATATTTACTACCCAACTGTGACGGGGCTAATGCCCCGTCACGTTGTCGACACCGATACTCATTCCTCCCGGGATTGTCTTTCTTGTCTTGTGACCCAGACATTCAACCATTCTCAGATACTGGATCACAGTCGCACTGAAAGTCCCCGTCATTGTGCACCTCACATTAAGCGCTCTCCTGCATCCTTGTTTTGATTACTAAAGAATACGACGTGAATAAGGTCCTTTTTACTGAGTTTCAGCACATCAGTGTGATTGAACAGATCTAACCCGCACAAACGGTAAATGATGTATGCCCTTAAGACGGTGATGGCTTGCAAAAGCTGTGAATAAGAGAGTAGAAAATTAACGATGACTCTCAAGCATATTCAGTGGATGTGATGACAAAACGTGTAGGCAAGTGATTATTTCTATAAAAAAATTAACGTGAGCGGAGCTTGATTTTTTATTATAACGTTATGTTTTTCAAGAGTTACTTTGGCTTTTTAAATATGCAATATTACTGGGAGTTAACAGCTTTCAACCTCTGCCAAGGTGGAATTTCACCTTATACAGGCTGGTAGCATTTTTACTGATGATAATTATTTGCTTTCTTATCAAGCGGTTGTGGACACAAGATTTGTGGTAACGCACTCGCAGAGAACGGCAAAAAAGCATATCTTTCCTAATGTTATTAACAATACCGAACTGAGTAGACAATGAATTATTAGTGATAATTAAGATTGAAATGTGAGATAGCACAAATTCTTTAAAAAACAGTGTTAACTCCTAGTAATACAAAATTTTGATATATAATATATTCGAAGCTTTTTTATGTTTCACTTTCCTGTTGTCGTGACGCAATACAAAAAAATGCATAAATTTGCAGGGTGCCTATAAAGTTATTGCCGGGCGGGGCGATAAACGAATTTACAATCGTTTACGTTTTCGAGGCTCTGCCATGACTATTTTGAAGAAGCTTTCATTGATTTTTACCTTTACGCTTATAGTCTTGATTACGCTAGGAATACTGAGCACAAGAGCGTTGGATCAGGCCCAGACGCGGTTTGAATACGTTGTAAGTAATAGCCTGGGGAGCATTAATAAAATAAGCGAGGCGTTACAGCATCGTGAAGAATCAAGACGGCAAATTTTTATGGCTTTGCTGGTGAACGAGAAGGATGTTTATGGAAAGCATATGAAAATTGCCAGAGAGGAGATGGCGAAAGCACAAGAGATACTGGCATATTATCAGGCGAATTTAATAACAGATGCTAATGATGAACAGTTAATAAAAGAGACTATTCATAACTTCAACATGTATATTGATAAAGTTAACAAAATGACGGTTCTTTATGAGGCGGACGGCATTGATGCGGCCAGGCAAATGGTTTCCGATGAGGGTGAGGTCGCAAAAAGTTCAGTTGCATTAGGCGCAAAAATTAAAGAAATGCTGAATTATAATTACAAGATTGCCATTGATTATGCTAATGAAAATAATAAACAGTATAAAAACACACTGTGGTTCCTGATTAGCATCATTACCGTTGCCACTTTACTGGTCGGCGGCTTTAGTTTCAGCATTCTTAATTACCTCAAAAAAGGATTAAGTGGTTTACAAACCACAATGAAGAATATTGGTGACAGTCTCGATTTAACTCAGCGTGTTAATCTCACTAAAAAAGATGAGCTTGGCGCAACGGCTGACAGCGTCAACACGCTGGTCGCTAAAATCCGTGATGTTTTATCCAGCGTGAAAAATGCCAGCCAGGAAGTAGAGACTGCCTCAAATGAAATTGCGTTGAGTAACGATGATCTTTCTGCGCGCACCGAGTCGCAGGCATCATCACTTGAGCAAACGGCGGCCAGTATGAATGAGTTATCCGCCACGGTGAAACACAACGTGGACAATGCCAAAGAAGCCAATAATTTCATTAGCCAGGTACAGTCGCTTGTCAATAACAGTAACCGTGAGCTTATGGAGTTAAAGAGTTCAATTGATGATATCTCCGCGTCCTCTAATAAAATTTCTGAAATCACCTCCATTATTGATGGAATTGCCTTTCAGACGAACATCCTGGCCCTTAACGCAGCGGTAGAAGCGGCGCGTGCCGGTGAACAGGGCAAAGGGTTTGCGGTGGTGGCAGGAGAAGTTCGCTCATTATCACAGCGTTCTTCCGTCGCGGCGGGTGATATCCGCACGCTTATTGAAGAAGCCATTCAAAACGTCAAAAAAGGTGTCATGTACTCGGCAAACGTAACGACACGAATGAATGAAGCCCTGGTGGTGGTGGACGAAACCACGCAACTTATTAACCAGGTTAATCACTCATCAACCGAGCAGAGTTACGGCATTGAACAGGTCAACGTAGCGGTGACGCAGATGGAGGGTAATATTCAGCAAAACGCGGCAATGGTTGAGCAAATGGCTACGGCGGCAAACTCCCTGAGCCAACAGGCTGGTAAACTTTTAGGTGAAGTGAGCGCGTTTAGACTCTGATCATCAGTAGGTTTAACGGCTGATGCGCTGTGTTGAATAATTGTTTTTGTTGATGAATGCAGGCCGCTACGTATGAGTAGCGGCCTTTTAATTGGACATAAATAATATTTCGCAAGATGTCTAAAAGTGAATGGGTCGGAATGAAAGGGTAGTTTTAGGGGGCAGTGTGCCGGACAGGATCGCGGCAAACCTGGGTTATCCGTTGAAATTGCAGATGGATAACAGGCCGGAACTGGTTTCGCTGACGCTGGCGCAGGGGGGCTCCCATCGATAGGCCCAACGAAAACAATAGAGCTATTCGTTGGGCCTATCGATGGGCCTAAGAGGTTCGGATTTAATTAGTTCTCTTTGGACTTCGCAGGACAAATTGAAGGCACAAAAAAGCCCGCAGGGCTTGCGCCGTGCGGGCTTTCAGGACTTCATCGGATGACTCTGGTAATCACCGATGGAGAATTTTGGTGGAGCTGGCGGGAGTTGAACCCGTGTCCGGATTCACGTATCTATATGATTTAAATTAGTTAAAGGTTACACAATATTCTTGCGGCTCCTTTACGGCTCCTTTCTTGTCTTGTTAACAACCCATTAAGATATTTAAAAGTAAATTTTGGTATAAAGGGCTTACTGATTTTATGATCAAAAATAAATAGCGCCTTTAAAAGTTATTGTGATTAAAATATTGATATATAAGGCGTAACTATTAAAAAAATATCTAAGTTATTGAAAAATTTGATAAGCATTTTTTGTTAATTTTTACTTCCTTGAAATTGTGCATAAGTGGGTGTTTATGAACAAACTTATCCACATAAACATCCGTATGTTTTTCATTATTAGTATGAAATTGTAAATTTTTTAAATGTCAATAGAAAAAATCACTTTTTACACATTGACATGATTTTAAGTTGGTGGAAGGGTCTGATTTCTTCATGTACTCTTACACGACTAAAAGTAAAAATATTGCTTTATTTTGATTTCCTAACCTTTTGTTAAATAAGGTGTTAAATGCCACAGGTAGCCACTAAAGCGTCCAAGATCAGCAGTGAACTTACTGTTTATCTTACTGAAAGAGAGCGTCTTGACGACATCTCTTTTAGGAGATACCTACGTGACATTGATGCTCTTAAAGATCATTTGGTTGAAGACTATCTGAAGGCGCTGGCTTTTGGCGCTTATGGTCGGGTAGATGATGCGATTGCTCATTTCGAATTAAGTTTGCAAACATGTCGCAATGAAGTTATAGCAAAAAACTTCCTCGTCTATTTATCTGACTTCGGTAGCTTACGCAAAAGTTTCACAACTAGTATCGAGCTTGCAGAACAGTTTGTTTCGCCCTTTATTTATTTGCATGCTTACGAGAATTGTATATTTCAAGGTCATATGGATTTGGCTGAAAAGTATTATCACTCTTACTCTAAACTTTTCAGTGGAGATGAGTTGAATTCGATGGAAAATAAACTGGAAGATGTTTTGTCTGACGTAAATTATTTCAAAGAGGTTGCTAATTTATCTGGCAATGAATATCAACTTCTTTTAGAAAAAGTAACTAATGTGTTAGACGAGCATAAAATTCATCCTTCAGCTTTGAAATTTTACGGTATTTCAGAAGAGAAAGTTAATGCGATGATTTTAGTTGCAAAAACTTCTGATGTTGAAAAATTAGCAGATATGAATGTAGAGCTTGCATTCTTACTTGCTGAATATGATTGTTTAATTCAAAAAAATTTCTCTGTTTGGTTTGAGGCTGAAGAAGATCATATTCAGGCTGATAAATCAGATTCGGCACATATTGCTAGAGGTATGCTCAATGTCGGTTAATAGTCATGATATTCTCGGCTTTGCCAAAGATTGCCATGATAGAAATGACGAAATAGGCTACCGTAATGCAATCGGCAGAGCATATTATAGTTCGTATCATCACGTTTTACCTACTATGACTAATGGTCCTAAAGACAGTCATCAAGGCCTAATTGATTATCTTCACGGTGATGCTTGTCGAGGTTATGAAACGTATGATTCGAAATATATGAAAGGGATCGGTTTCATTCTTAGTCAGCTAAAAGCGCAAAGAATAATTGCAGATTATCGTCTAGACCAAAATGTTTCCTCTAGACAATCTAGTGTGGCTATTGGTATGGCCGAGCGTCTTATTGATAAATGCTCTGAAATGACGAAATCAATAGCATCTTAGAGTAAAGCCACTTACGTGGCTTTATTTATTTTAATGTTTAAATTAACGTTTCCGTCATAATCTTTTAAGTACGAGCCATAATGACGAAATAACATCTCTGGTCCCTTATGTCCCATTTGAGCCGCTAACCAGAATAGATTGACGCCTTGGCTAATGTGTCTTGTAGCGAATGTGTGCCGAGTCTGGTATGGGTTACGGTATCTAATCCCCGCCTTACGTAAAGTTGGGACCCAAGCTTTTTTGCGGATCGCGTCTGCGCTGGCCCACGGCTTATTCGTTTTCGGATCCTCGAATATCGTCTCATCTTTCATGAAAGTGAAAGTTTTCTGATTCGCCAGCACAGTCATTGCCACATCGTTAAGTTCTACTTTGCGTGTGCCCGCCTTTGTTTTCGTTCCCTTAATAACACCTACCACACTCGCGTTCTGTACGTGCGCCGTCTTCCCGATGAAGTCGATATCGCGCCAGCGCAACGCGCATAATTCCGAGCTACGCAACCCCGTCTGGATAGCGAACATAAACAAGTTTTCCCACTGCTTATTACCGGCAGAAGAGAGGAGGGCATCTACTTCTGCTGGTGAAAGTGGATCGACAATATAGTCGCTATCAGCAGTCGATTTGTCGCTTTGATAGCGGGATGCCGTTACCAGAGATACCGGGTTGAGTTGTAGCACTCCATCTGTGACAGCCTCATCAATCGCTGACCGCAAAAAAGATAGTTGGTTACGAATCGTCTTTAATGTGGTGGTTCGGCTTTGGATCCATACTTTCATTGCCGCCGGCGTAAGTTCGCTTGCCGGAAGTGAATGTAGTGCAGCCAGCGCGCTACGGCATTTTTTATATCCACCAATAGTGGACGGCGAAAGTTTTCGTGTTTCGCAGATGTCGATGTATTCATCCAGATACATTTTTACTGTCTTCCCTGCAGCCGCATTCCCAAATAATTTTAAGCGAGCGGATCGAGGGAAATACTCTGCGTAAACGAATGTTCCACGCTCTATTTTATTATGGATTTCGCCGAGGGTTCGCTCGGCGTATTTAAGATTCTTACTGTTCACTTCAAGATTAGAAAGGGGCTCCCTGCATTTAACCCCTCTATAGGTGAAAGTGATATTGATAGTTTCGCCCTGACTATGCTTTCTGATAGTCACGCCGCGCGGTAGTTTTGGCGACTCTGCCTTGCCCATTTAGCAACCTCACTAAGATCAATCCATCTTTCCTTAACGCCTTCCACCTTCAGCACCTGAACACCTTCAAACCAGACGCCGCGTTGCACCCGTTTATTAATGGCTTCAAGGGTCTCGCCGGTTTCTTTGCAATAAGTCGAGATCGGAACACAATCGAGGTTCAGCATAATTCCTCCACTTTACCGGCTGCACCCGGTCAATCTTTAAAAATACAGGTCCCGCAACCATTGCGGGCCCAGTCAAAACAAATACCACAGTGATCTACTTTTTTACTTCCTGCGCCTCCTGCTTAGATGCCGCCACCTCGACCACTGATTTTTCGCCGTTAACCCAGCCTTCCTGATAGTCAACTTCACTAGGCGTAACGCAGCGCGCCGCATGCTGCACATCGCTCCAGTTCATGTTATTGGCGGCCCAGTCCTCAATTTCATATCCGGAAGCCCTGAACAGCGGCAGGGTGTCTTCTGCCAGGCTACGTTGAATGTCGCCGCCGAACTCTTTCGCGTAATAATCAGCGCGGTTGGATGCGATAATCTGCACAGGTACAGCCCATACGCTGCCGTCCGGCATGGTGATTTGAAGCTCTTTATTGATTGTTGTCATTATTCATCGTCCTCTTCATCTTCTTCGTCATCACAAGTGCTATTAAGCAATGGATTCATGGCAATGCCGACCTGCTCTGCATAACCGCGTCGCGTGAGGTTTTGCAAAACGTGGTAAATCGAAAACAATTCCGTCCGTTCCTGACCAATATCGGTGGAACAGGCTAAACAGTGACACGATGAGGCCAGCGCTTGGATTTTTTCGAATAGAACAACCTTAGACATTCTTCATCCCTCCATCGGTATTGATTCCAGTCTGCGCCAGCGCGTCAGCAAGCATAATTTGGTATGCCTTCAGCATTGCCTCACGCACATTGTCGGTGCTGTAAAACGCCTCATGAGCGCGAAGCATCGAGTCCAAAGAGGGTTCCTGTTTGGTCAGTTGTTCTGCTGTCATGGTCATTGTTAGTGTTCCTGCTTACGGTTAGAGCGGCATACCAGCGCCCAAAAATTCATATCGCAAATCAGTGCAACGCGCATTTCCGCCGTAAAGCGATAGCCGAGCTTATTTGACTTGCCCACTGACCGACGACGCTTGCGCATTAATTTGCGTACGTGCGCCGCGTTCACCTCAACCTGCCGATGCCTTGAGGCATAAACACCCTTAGGGGGTATCTTCCTGGCCTGTTTTTGATAAGCGATTAACAGGTCGTGTACGTCTGTTGCTCTGCTCATACCTGGCTCCCGCGAAGCTGTGCTGCCCAATCGTTTAACGCCTGCTCTGCGTATTCGCCTGACAGACCGTCATCCGGCGCAGTGGCCAGTTCTTCTTTGGCTCCCAGCACCGCCTTAACCACGTCGTAAACTTCTGCCGTTGGTTTATCGATGAAACCGTTGTTGAATGCGGCAGCAAGGCGGGCGGCGGCAAAGTTAACACCTTCAACGCGCCCAGCCGCCCGCTGTTCGTTCACCCATGCGTCCGTTGCGGGGGTTTCCATTCTCCACCACAGCAAGTGCATTTTTGGGCCTTCGAAAGCGCCGTCAGACTCATAACTGCGTAATTCCTCTGACAGGCAGTCATTCATCGTTTTAATAGCCGCATTCTCCGCCGCCAGCGCATCACGAATTTTTAGTGATTCACACAGCGCGGCTTGGGTGGTATCCAGTCGTTCAGCCAAATCCCTGATTAACTGTGACGATGCCTTGGGCAGGTAACGTGCTGCATGGTATGCCGCGTGGATTAATTCGCTGATGTTCAGGCGCATTTGCGGATCTCCTCCAGCTCGTTGAACCGGGCCATGAACATTCCATAAGCCTGACCAGGGCGAAGCGGGATGATGGTAAACATATCGGTCGGCGGGATTCCCTCGAGCACCGGCCATACGGTACCGTCATCAATATCCAGATCGCGGCGTTCGGTACCGAGCATGACAAGGTCGGCGTATTTAACGGTCGGGTGCTGGTGGGCAGGTAATCCGAACTTCGCGCGGATCACGCTTTCCACATAAGCCTCAACGCGTAGGTAATCCGGCAGCAGGCGTTTAAGCGGTGCCGGGATGTCCTGGCAATATGCCTCAGCAGCATCATGCAGCAGTGCTTCAAGGGCGAACTCTGCCGGCACGAGCTGGCTGACCAGCACAGAGTGCTGCGCCACGCTGTAAAACTCCGGCAGGTGACCGGCAAAGCGGCAGATATGGGAAAGTGCAGTAGCGATATCCTCGATCACGATGTCGTCGTGCTGAATATCGGTGTAGTTAATATGTTTCCCGGACAGTGTCTGAATATATGGCATTACGTGTTCTCCTTTATTTCGCGCTGCACCGCGCCTGAATTTTGGTTGAGCGAATCCCTCGCCGGTGGCGATGATTTGTTTAACTTCGCTTCACTAAATGCCCCTTTGCGGGGCATTTAAGGCAACGTAATTAAGCGCTGAACGTACCGATAAAGGTTTCAACCTGGCTTTCTTTGAACTTCCCGACCAGCAGATCACGGAATTCGGCGGCCATTTCTTCCTGCTGGGCTTCCAACTGCACGATGCGAAGCACCAGAATCGGACGGTCGCCCCCGAGGATGCTCAGGCGCAGCTTAAAGCGACGTTCGGCCAGGCCTTCATAGGGCACACACTTAAATTCGAAAGCCACCGGCATGATGTCCTGTGTTTTCGCTTCAACGCTTTCCATCAGCGAACGCTTACCGCTGAAATCGTTATCTTCAAAATCAGCTTTCTGAATGGATTCGATAGTGATTTTGCGAACAGCAGCCGCCGATTTTTTGGCGTCGATCACCTGCCCGTCAGAATCAAAGCCGGTCAGGTATTCGGACCAGTCTTCGAGCCATTCAGCCAGTTCTTTCTGACTGTGACGATCACCGTTAATGTCGAGCAGAGCGGAGAACGGCGCTGTTTTCTTCAGGATCAGGCGCGCGGTGTTATCGGCGTGCCCTGGATTGGACAGAGTGCCCAGGTTGAAGATGGCGATCGCAAGCATATCGTCAGCATTGATAAAGCAGCGGGTACCTTCAGCAGCGTAACCAGTGGAATAGGTAACGAAATCTTCGATGCTGCTGGTCTGCATTTTGCCGCGAAAACGGAAACGCTCCAGGGAAAGGTGCTCAAGGGTTTGAACGTTCACACCCGCAGGTACCGCCGCAGCCGGGCAGTCAGCGCCAGCCAGTTTTTGTTCAAGCAACTGGAACAGTGTCATCTCGCGAATTTTTTCGATAGCCGATGCATCTAAAGAATGGGACATGGTTTTTCCTTAAGAGAAATAGATGAACTGGTTACTGCTGGGCGCGCAGTTTCGCGTCGGCGTCACCAGCGAGAGTGAACAGCTGGCCCTGATCTTCCTGAAGGATGGTCAGCTTGCCGCCACGGTTCACGTACATTGGGGTTTCGGTGGTGTCCTCTTCCGAGGATTTGCCACGCGGGGTAGGGCGCACATAGGAAAGCTTGTGCTTGATGTTTACTCGCTTCTCTTCGACCGAGTTGCTCATGCGGTCAATTTCAAACGTCAGGGTTACTTTTCCCTTCTGCCCGTTGTTCAGGACGCCAAAAGCTACTTCACTCAGCGCGGCGGCGATTTTGTTCTCGAACACCCCGCCATCCAGCTCGCCCAGAAAATCCGGGACTTTGGTTAAACGTTCATTACTCATCGGTTTTACCCTCAGAAAGGCGGCTGCCACCGCCGGTTAGTTTCTCCACACAACACAAAAGAGCACCTGCGGCTGCAACCGCCCGGATGGATTGGGGAATGAGCCCGTCATCCGGTGATGCTCTTGTGTGTTGCGTAAAAAAGAGCGGCGCCCTCGCGGAAAATAAAAAAGGCTCAGACGCCGCCAACTACTGCCTACTACCACGCTTGCTGTTTTTACCGTTTCGACTGTGAAGTACCTTTGCCAACCGGAACAGAACTAGGACTTTTGGTATTTCCCAAACACAAGGATTTAATTAATCTGTTAACTCGCTGTTAACATAAGGACTTAACATGTCAAAAACGGACGATATTCCGGTCTTTCCTGTTACTGGTTGGCAAGCTAAGCCGTTGCCTGGCTACGATGCGCTTGCTATGAAATTCGAGTTCATACCTTCACTTTTGCAACCAATTGAATCACCGAGGGAAACGCAATTCTTCGCTCTTACTCCGGAAATGGCCGAGAGCCTGATTTCTGAGCTACAAAAGCATATTGAGAGTTTGAGAAAGTCCAATGTCGGTAGTCCGTTTAAGAGCAGGCACTGACAGATAATGGCTTTGTTAACTCACTCTCCCCAAAGCGCCTGAAGTTAATGGCGCTTTTGTCTTTTTGAACCGATATGTAAATTCCCAACGTTCCGCGAATCATCCAGTCATTCATACGCCACCGGCGGCTACTTCATGGGCGTCCTGCCTATTCGCTGTTGATGGATTTAATGTAGGATATCTTACCTTTCGGTGTCAATATCAAAAGTAGGAAAACTTACATTTAGGGGCGAAAAAAAGCCGCAGAACGCGGCTTAGTACGAAAGGGTTAGAGATCTGTGACAACCTGTTTTACGACGCCCACTAATCTGCAGTTGCCGTTGACCTCAAGCACTCGATAGTTGGGATTGAGTGGAACGAGATACTTAAGAGGGCCATCAATAACAAACTTTTTTAACGTTGCTTCCGTTGATCCGTCAATCCTTGCCACAACAATCCGTCCGTTTACTTCGTAAGGGCTGCCGTAGTCTGGATCAACGATGACAAGAGACCCCTCTGGAATACTGGGGGCTCCATTCGGATTAGTCATTGAGTCACCACGAACGCGTAATGCAAAGCCTTCATCAGAGATGCTGGCTGTAGTGAATATCCATTCGTGGATATCATCTTGAGTTACAGACATTCCGGACTCAGTCCACTCACCAGCTTGCACCCACGACAAGACAGGGATCTGCTTAACTCCAAATTTATCTGTTGGTCGCATGACTGGTGCGTCACTTTCTGGATCTCCAGCACCATCAATGAGCCATTGCGGGTTGCATTTTAAAGCAGCGGCAAGCGCCTGAAGGTTTGAGCCGCCAGGTGCATAATCACCAGATTCCCATCCAGTTACTGTTACTCGATTAACGCCGACAAGTTTCCCTAAAACAGCCTGAGTTAACTTCAGCTCTTTTCGGCGCGTACGGATGCGATCATTCATTTTCATGTAGGCAATCCTACCATCTTTTGAGGTAGGAGTCCTTGACCTCCATATGTAAGATATCCTACTATCGCAGTGTTCCCAATAACTACATGAGAGGGCTGTATGAACAAAGATGAAGTGCTTTCCTACTTTGGTGGCGTAAGCAATTTGGCAAGGATTTTAGGTATTTCTCACGCATCTGTTTCTGGCTGGGGAAACGTCATTCCTAAAGGCCGAGCTTTTGAAATCCAGACCATAACGAAAGGCGCGTTAAAAGTTGAGCCCGCACTTTACTCAAAGCCTAACGAGACGGCGGCGTAACAGTAACCACAGTAAGAAGGGTTTAACCGTGGATAACAAACACTGGCAAGTAGAAAAGCAGCCCGCCTGGCTGGTGGCTGCAATCAAAAAGACGATCTCAAGCCTGCCCGGTGGCTATGCCGAAGCGGCTGAATGGCTGGGCGTAACCGAGAACGCATTGTTCAACCGACTGCGCACAGACGGCGATCAGATCTTCCCGATGGGCTGGGCGATGGTTCTTCAGCAGGCCAGCGGTACCAAGCATATAGCCGACGCAGTTTCACGCCAGTCGAACAGCGTGAACGTGCCGCTGGTGGAAATAGAGCAGGTTGATAACGCCGACATTAACGATCGCCTGATGGAATCCATCGAGTGGATTGGTCGTCACTCGCAGTTCGTCCGCAAAGCGACAGAGGACGGGGTGATTGACCAGGCAGAACGGGAACAGATCGAAGAGAACAGCTATCAGGTCATGACGAAGTGGCAGGAGCAT